TTCCAATACTTATTCATATCTCTTTTCCAGCAAATTCTCCAGCCATTGGGAATACCGTTGCAATAACTTCTGCTACTGCATGTGCTAATTCCATATGTTCTAACTGTGTGCCATTTGATCCACGCAATTCAATATAATGTATCCAGCTACGAAGTGTACCATTCACGTAGAGCCTGCTTAGTGTGTTTCCTTCTGGAAGTACTGCTCTTGCCTGCTCTTTAGCAATTCCTTTGCTTATAGCCCAATTGTAAGCGTCTAAGGATGCGTCTATAACTCGTTGTTGCTTGTTTTTCCATTCGCCTTGGAGTACTGCATGTCCATCCATCTCAGGATCAAGTTCAATACTGTTTTGCCTATTAACAGGATCTTGTAATCTTGCTTGTCTAATCTCAAATGCTAAATCTTTTGTAGGGTCTGCGTAACGTTGACTAAACTCTTGGAAACTAAAACTTCTGTGTCTCAATAATTGTCTAGCAATGTCTCTAGTAGTTTCTACTTCCATACAAACACTTACCATTTCAAGTGGGCTCCAATGTTTGTGCTTCATTAGATACTTTACTAGCTTGTCATTTGTTTTTGTATTGTCTTGATTTTCTGGATTACTTACCCTGGCACAATATGCCACTAAGCCTAATAGACTTGAATCTTTATCTAATCCGGATGGGTCTGGTGCTTGACTATAACTAATTATCTTTGCTTTCATTATTTTAAAAATTCCTTATTGTTATCGTTGTTTAAAAATGCTTTTGCTACTTGGTCATGTCCCCAATCATCAAAGTGCGAAGCTAAAGGTATCCAGCCTCGTTCCGATGATAATTTTCTCCAGTTTTCAATAGAGCCAAATGATTCTGGAATAATGTCCCAAATATCCATTAACGAAAAGTCTGGTAACCTTGTTAATGTGCTGGAAGTTAAATCGTCTGTGAAAGGGAAGGGCAATAATATTACTTTGACCCCCAATTGGTCACATATCGCTTTAACTAATGATATACTGGATAATGCTCTTAAATATCGTTTATATTGAGGAGTAGTATAAAACTCTGTATCTTCTAACCCTACAAACACTTGACCAAATTTGTCAACTACTTTATTTGCAGGTACTACAGGTGCTTCATTTGCAACAACTCCTCTATGTGCTACCCATTCACGATTACCAAGTCTTCTACCAGCTGGATCTCTGGACTTAGTAGGCATGAAATTGCTAAACAGTATTCCAAGTTTAGATAAAAATGCTGGAGTTCTAGCCATGTCTATCACTATCTTTTCATTTAGGTCAAATAAACTCTTCTTATCAGGTATGTTTTCTTGTTGTAATTGCTCTACAAATGTAAATGTACCAGTATAAATTAAATGGGATATTTTTCTATCGTTTAATAATCTACCAATAGTAACAAATGCGCCGGCTTCCCAATCACTCCAATTAATGCCTTCAAATTCTACTTTTTTAAAGTCGCCTTGTTCTGCAATAATGTCTGCCCAATGTGGTTCGTTCCAATTAGCGGCGGAATAACTTGCTCCACTGACCATCAGCTTATTTTTTTTCCTCATAGATTTGCTCTCACGCATGTTTCTTTAATCTCTGCTACTTCATCTTTGTTATTTTTAAATAGTTTCATCCAAAACGGAGGATCTATATTATCTTGTATCATTTTTATTTGTTCATCGTTAAAACGTTCTAACAATGTTCCGCCTGTGTCACTTAAATACAACACCCAAGGACTTACTTTGCCTGAACGTATATCATATACTGCTCTGCTAGGAGATACATTAATAAAGTATGACTGCCATATTTCATTATGTTCTTCTCCCCACTTGGACATGTAAATTACAGTTCGCTCTAATGCTTTTAGACCAGGCTCTTTTTTTACATATTCTTTTAAAAACTTATCGTACTGTGCATCAGATATCCATAACTTTAATTTTACGCCTGTCTTAATTAGCCATTCTGTAAATTGTTCTGGCTGTAGCCATTCGTTCACTTGACATGCTCTGCCAAATTTAACAAATGATTCGTAATAAGGACTTACAATAAAGTCTTCCATTGTCTTAGGATGTTTAGCACTAGTATTTAAATCATAAAACATTTGGAATGCACGGTGGCTTAATCGTATGTGGCTCATATCCTTGTCTGCATATCTGCGTTTCTTTACACACATATGAACTGCCAGAGTAGTCTCTGACTTAAATGATTTTTTGCACCACTTACATTCCATTATTTAAATATCTCTTTTATTTCTTTATCCTCAACGCCAGCATCTTTAACATATTGCTTGAGTTCGTCTTTAGTGTTTATACTTAATAGTAACTCTAACTCATCATGCTTTAAATGTGGCAGTAATTCTGATATTGCTGTAAACACCTTGTTTTTCTTTTTTCTAGTGTTCGGCGGTTTAATGTATTCATGATTTTGTGTTTTGCCACAACCAGCTACAGTAAACAATAGCCATTGTAATTCTGGATGTTTACTAACATCACTAAATCTATTATTAATACATTCGTTAACCATATATAAGTAGTCAGCTGACTTTGGGCCTCGAACACAACTAGCATAACGCATCATCATCCAGGCACTAAATGCCTTTTTCTTTTCTGCATCAAGCCTAGTATACCATCCTCGATCCTTTACGTCAATCGCTCTCATAACTTCTGATAGTGGTATAGCTGGTGCCTTCTTCTTAGCCGCCATGATAATCCTTGTATGTTTTTATAAAGTGTTCCTCGCCATTAGCAACATTTTCAGCCCATGTAGATCCGGCTTCCTCATCTGCAGTATCGCTGATGTATTTATAACAGTAAAATTCTACGACTTCATTTTTACAAACTTTTGCAATTGCATAGGCTTCCATTTCAACAATGTCTGTAGGTATTGCCAGTTTAGGATTTATAACAAAATCATCTCCAGTACTACAAGAGATGCCTTCACCAATAACAATTGTTCTGCTGTTTGGTTCGAATGGTGTCTCTCCTAGTTCGATACCTAGTTGTGTGCATTTCATATCACGTTGTACAACTTTACCAACTTGATGTATGCCGTTATGCAATGTGATTCCTCCAGCAGTACCAAAGTTCCAAACACGTTCAGGCTTGTATCTTTCTATTAACTTTGCCGCTGTCATACTTGCATTAACTTTACCTACTCCAGTAAAGAAAACGTTTTCCCATGTAGCCATTTCAGGAGCTTCTTGCTCCAATGCTATTAAAATTATATCTTTGATATTATTCACCTTCAAATTCGATTAGTGTGTTTACGCTGTATCCATGTTGTTTTATTATAGCACTTCCTTTAAGTGTGGGCAAGTCTATTAGTGCTAAAATTAAAATATTTTCTTTTGGTACAGCAAAATGTTCATGTACAATGTCAGCACACGCTATTGCTGTGCCGCCTGTAGCAATTAAGTCGTCCATGATTACTACTTTGTCGTGTGGTGCAATGTCTGTACTGCATTGTATGTTTAAACTTGCAGTACCGTATTCTAGTTCGTAGTCTTTCCTATATATCTTACCAGGCAACTTACCAGGCTTACGAGCCATTATAAAAGGCAAGTCTAGATCGCTGGCAATAGGAGCACCAAATACAAACCCTCTACTTTCAATGCCAATAAGTTTAGTAGCACCAAAGCCCATTGTTAATGAAGTTAACTCTGATAATGACTTGTTAAATACTTCGGGGTTTTCTAGCAGGCTTGTAATATCTCTGAATTCAATACCTGCTTTTGGAAATCCGGAAACTGTTCTAATACTATCTTTTAAATCAATATTATAACTACTCGGCATTTAATTCATCTTCCATATCAAGCCACATTTCGTTTTCGTCTAAATACTCCGGTGTGTACTTGGTATCGTTGTCATGCCATTTCATATTCATATACCCTACACTTGCATAGTAGCCTTTACCGTTTGTATCGTTATTATCCCATTCCTGTTCTAATACTTCTTTTTTATACCAAACGTCTTCCACAATTTCGCCACACATTGTTTCAACAGTATTGAATGCAATTTGGTTAGGGTCAAAATCTTCGCCTATAGTTTCAACAAACCAACAACCAAATCCACCTTTCTCACTACTATGAAATTGTAGCACTGGCTTATAATCAGTCATGTCGTCTGGCTTAGTTGTGTCATGGTATGCTTCTCTACCGTATAAATGCCATCCATCTATATCAATTTGATTGGTGTAGGGATAATCATCGCTACCGTCTGCTTTAACTTCTTCGACTGTAAATTGGTCATCTGAGTAAGCACCATTTATATGTTCGATGTCCGTTGTTTCTGTCCACGATTCAAAGTCTTCGTAAGGAATTGGAATATCGTTATCTATATCTTCATCGTCCCAACCGAAACTAGTAACATAATCTATTAACTCGCTTTCTTCTTTATCCATAAAGTAGTCTACGAAATCTTCGTTAACTGTACCAATTGTTACTTCGCCACCTCGGTATCCTGCTTCAATTCTAAAACGCCTTTTTACACCTTTCAGTTTCTGCGTCATTTTATCTATATCTGTATCTAAACTCATTTGAGCCTCCTAGTCAATTAACTGACCAATATCTATTTCATGTGGTATTTTATTTGCTTCTTTAACAAACATGACACACTTAGGATTGTGACCATCTTCTAGAGGTACAATTAACATGTGTCCATTTTTTAGCTTTGGAAAGAACCACTTCACATCTTGAAAGATATTTGTAATTTTAATTTCTTCTGCTGACAACAGTGAGCCGCTTAGTGGATTTAATGCCACTGTTAAAAAGCCTCTATTGTTTAAACTAGTTAATGGAATAACTTCCACGCCAGTTAAATCTTCATCGGTGATTGCTATACTCCAATCCATCGGCATTTGAATATTGTGTTCACCGATTTGTAAACATATTGCTGGAGCATAAAAACTCTCTAGGAATATGAGGGGTAGGAAATAGTAATCCATAAATGTCGGATCGGTCGTATCAAACACAGCAAACCGGACATCATCTATCTGATCCGGAACTTGGTCTATTTCAAATACGGTATTCTCAACTGTTAATATTTTCATTTATACTCCACTTTGGTAACTTGAAATTTGAAAGATTGCTCTTTATAAAAGGCTTTCCTTTTTGTCAAATGACGTTTACTATATTTTAAATTACTAGTTACATCGATTACCTGTAAATAGTCCTTGTCTTCTGCTTTACGGATTCCTCTGCCAATACTCTGAATTACCCTAACAAAACTCTTGCCTGGTTCTACCATTACAAGATTAAAGATTCTAGGTATGTTAATTCCAACTGCGGCAACTCCGTAAGTTGCTACAATTACTTTATTATCCATATCGGATACTTCAGCATATTCTTCTTGCCTGTCTTTCACTTTCATTGCACCTGATATAAATGCCCATTCAGGGTTTCTTTCTTTAAACATTTCACCTGTTGCAAGTCTATCAATTAGCACTAATGTATTTCCGTTATCGGCTAATCCATTAATAATTGAAGACAAGTGGTCTATACGTTTAGGGTCTGTTACTAGCCATTTTAATTCTTGTGCATAACCTGTAAAGCCTTGCACACCGTCTTGCATTTGAAAAATATTAATATCCAGGTCTGCTAGGACGCCTCTGTCTTGTAACTCTTTACTACTTAAACTTCCAGTAACTGGACCTAAGCAACAAGTACACCCAACTGCTTCGTGTTCATCTTGTGGTATTGTGCCTGTTAATCCCCAACGGATTGGAACATTAGCAAACACTCCTCCTAATAGTTTCTGGAGTACATCGGCTTTTGCCTTGTGTACTTCATCTACCATAATACAAACTACTCCATCTAAGAACTGGTCTATTGGAAAGTCTGCTTCAAACTTCTTACTTTTCTTTTCTAGTACTGCTAAACTCTGCCATGTACAAATAGTATGAGTTTTGTCATACTGTTTCCTGTCACCAAATAGTACTCCCACATCAAGACCTAAATTCTTATAGTCTCTTTCTGTTTGTACTACTAAGTCCTTATTAGGAACAATAACTATACTACGCCCATAAGGTTCACACATATCGCTTAAGGCGGCTGTTATGAGAGTCTTACCGGCTCCTGTAGCCACTTGCTGTAAACTCTGTGGATTCTTTAAAAAGTTATTAATAACTTCTACTTGATAATCCCTTAGTATTACAGGCGAGCCTTCTGCTGGATGACCTTTGGGCCACATAGTGTTTTCATATCTTAACTCATTTATAGGTTCAAATGCAAACTGCCATTTGCTCCTCTGGTCATCTACTTCAACACTATATCCGCAGTCTTGAACTATGGGTAGTAATCTATCCAATAAGTTCATATATGTTCTACCGCCAATATCACAATACCTAACACACCCATCCCACCTGCCAAGTTTATAAGCTGGCATGTGGTAGGCGTAAGGTAAAAAGTATTTTGCCGCATCAGAAATCTTACGTCTTGTTGCTGGATCTAATCCTGCAAACTTTACGTTAACTTCGTCTCGAATCTCTAGAACACATTTAGGCATAAGTTATTATACTACCAGTTGTACTGAATTGTCAAGTTAAATTCTCTGCCTTTATTATTATAATAAGGAAGAACCTCTGCTTGTTCGTTTGTTAAGTTTAATGCTGTAAAAGAAATAGTAGTGTTATTAGGAAGTTTTTTTACTGCATAAAAGTTTAGCTTCTTAAGGTCGTCTAAGTATTCTTGTCCAGTTGGAAGTGTATCATACAGACCAGGTGTTCTGTCAAATGATCCTACATACCTTACTTTGTATGTAATTTCTTTCCACATCTTTTTATATGTTAGAACTGTAATGTACTGTGCCACTCTTGCTTTATCAGAATCGTTGTACTTTATCATAACACTTACTGGTCCAAAGTTATTAGAGAATCTAACACCCTGTGTAGAGTAACTGCCTGCATTGTAATACCTTGCATTGGTCCACACATCAGTACTACTAGCTGGTTCTACCATCTCTATAATATCATCGCTTTCGTCAATTGCATTTGCAATAGGCATTATAGTATTAAAGCCAGGAGTATACTCAATTGATTCTTCAAAGTCATATCTAAATAAACTTAAAGCACCAAAACCAATCTCATAGCCTGTGCCTTCTTCTGGCATTAGCTCATCATTAGCATCAACGTAACTGTCGCCGTAAAGCTCGTACAAGTTAGGCTTTCTAAAACTAGTACCTACGTTAAGATAGAACTGGTCTTTAGCTATTCCAAAACGCAATGCATTCTGGTCATCGTTGCCATACCTAATTCCAAAGTTGTAGTCTAGAATAAATTGTGCATCAACACTTAGAAACACGCCATAGTTATCATCGCTATGTTCATTGTATTGTTCTTTGCTACCATCTACACCATATGTTACTTCAAGTAGTGTCGACAAATTTGTAGTGTCGCCTATTCTGAAATAATCTCTACTGCTTTCGTTTTGATATGTACTTACACCTTCAGTAAAATATTCTGCTTTCTCTTCTGTTCTACCTAGAGTAAAGTATTCGTTCCTTACACTAACTGTAACTTTTTGACCGTCTTGTAAACAATCGTTTGATTGAGCGAACTCTGGTGTATAACAGTTGTCATAATCGTAAGCATAATCTACTGCATTAACTATAAACTTAAAGTCGCCGGCGTCTGCTATAATTTTAGCACTCTTGTTTTCGTACTTGTCTGTTTCAGTATTATCATTCCTTGTTTGTTGCTCTACACTAAAGTCTGAATACTGGAACCAACTTGTAGGGGCAACACTAATATACTGCTGGTGGTTTGAACCAAGCCTTGCAGTTACACTAGTATCAATAGTGTCTTGAATTAGTACTGTTCCAGCTATACTGCCTGAGCCGTACATAACTCCGTTTGCACCACTAATAACTTTTACTGTTTCGCCACTAGTAATGTCGTGTCCAAAATCATACCAACCACTGCCTGGGTTGTTTGCTGGAACACCATTTTTATATACTACGGTATGTACAGATTGAGCACCACGTTCTCTGAACATTGTACTTGCTCCGTAACCACCTGCCATCCAAGTCTTATCAGGCATTATTGCCTCGAATAAAGTTGTACTTGTTAACGGACTTGCTTTTGTAGTTTTAACCTCTTGGGCATATACTACTACTTCTTCTATATTTTCTGCCTGGGCCTGGAATGCGAATAGCATTATGGCGGCAAAAGTAAACATCTTGTTCATACTTCTCCTCTTTTTAAATGTTATTATCTTTGTCTTTCAACAATAAGTAATTATACACTTTACTGTGTCAAAGTCAAGTAATTTCTATTACTCAATTACACAAAAGGTGAAGCCCGGAGGGGATCCGGGCTTCGTGGTGCTCCATTTAGGGGATGACTAACAATCGAGCACCGGGGGAACTGTTAGTTCGTTTCTTATTAAATTGTTCCTTTCATACAAGTAGTTCTTGCAAGTTTTTCCCAATTAGCAGGATCCATTTTTCTAAGATCCGATATCTTCAAAACCATTCTCAAACTTATCTCTCTAAGAGCTTCTTGGTTAGTGGTCATAAAGTTAATAATTTCTTTATCACCTTCTACACCAAACTTGTATTCTTCAAGCATACCATCTTTAACAATCTGGTTAATCCTGAGGAACTTATCTCTTATAGAGTTCATTGTAAGATCCAAGTAGTGACATCTTGACATAAGTGCCGCTAAGTGATCCTTAATCTTTTTAGAACGAACGTTTTCAAAGTCTACGTTAGTAATAAAGATACAACCACCTTTGAATTCAAATCTATCTGGAATACCTTCTCTACGAAGTGCTTGTGATTCTGACTTCCAAGTAATAGTTCTTTTCTTACCTGAGTCCAAAGTTGCTTTAAGCATATTCAAACATACTTCATCAAACAACACACTATCACAGTCATCAAATACAAGTATGTTACCTGCTTCTGAATTGTTATATAGTGTTTGGAATAAACCAATTGGAG